CAAGGAAGCCCGTGCCCTTGCGGTGGAGCAGTGGGCGGCGCAGGGTGAGGAAGTCCTGAGGATGAGAGCGGAGGGAGAGTTCACTTTTGACAGTGTTCTCCTCTACGGCTCCTTCAACATGGGCATCCACGGCTTCCCCCGCAAGGAACTGCCTGACGGCCAGATTCCCCAAGATTGGTGCCGTTATGCGGCGGTTGACCCCGGACACGCCATATGTGCTGTCCTGTTTGCAGCGGTCCCGCCTTCCGGGGATTTCGTCCTCCTCTATGACGAACTGTACATCCCCAACTGTTCTGCCGTGGTGTTTGCGGAGAAGTTCGCTTCTAAGGTGGCTGGCCAGCCGCAATTCTACTCCTTCCTGATCGACTCTCACGGTGCGAGGCTCACGGACATCGGCGGCGGAAAGTCCCCGGGGCAGCAGTATTCGGAGCAGCTTGAGGCTCTAGGCATCCGATCCAAGGCCACCGGCTCGTCATTCATGCACGGGTCGGATGACGTTATGTCTGGGATTGAGAGTGTGCGTAATGCCATGCACATACGGTCCAGCGGCACCCCCAAGCTGCGAGTGTTGGAAGGTGCCCTCCCAAACTTCATCCGAGAGATCAAGCGTTACAAGCGGCAGTCAACCGTTGTTGGTGGCCAATCAATCATTCTGGACAAGCCGCATCCACGGTCGGTGAGCCATCTCATGGACTGCCTTCGTTACTTAATGGCTGCGGAAATACGCTACCACAAGCCCGAGGCAAAGGCGGAGCAGGCATGGTGGGAGCCGTGGCTGGCTAAAAGGCGTCGAGAGAGAGGTGAGGACGCCAGCGTCGTGTATCTCTCGCCATCTTCGTATACCTCGCAGACTTACGTTGCTTGATGTAACTATTGCCCGCCATCCGGGGGTCGATACGCTACGGCCAGTTCCTTTCCCCATGGTGGAGGCAAACCATGTCTGCGATGCCCAGTGTTGAGGTTGGTGATCTTGTCTATTGGTATGACGATCCCGTGAACCCTTCCCAGCCGACGCTGGGTTGGATCATTGAGCGTCCCGGTCGAGAGACTGTCTCGGTATTAACCTTCTCTCAGGTTGCCGGGTTCATTGAGAAAAAATCGGTTCGCCACAAGGACGATCCTTTCTGGCGTGAGTCCGAGGTTGCGGGCGCATGGTCGCAGTGGGGTTGCTTTGCTCTCCATCCGACCACAGAGATTCTCCGCGAACTCAAGCCTTTCTTGACAAAACTCAAGCTCGACGCGGCCCGATCCGCTGACGAGCCTGCCCGCCGTGGTCCCGGTCGCCCCCGGAAGGAAGACGCAGTGGAAGTGGAGGTGGCCGAATGAGGACTCTCCTTACCGCAGCGATCATCTGCCTCGTTTGCTCGACGGCAGAGGCCCGCCCCCGGCGTCAGTACCAGCAAGGCCAGCCTGTCCAGAACATGGCCCGCGCCATGGTGAACACGGCTCAAGGCGTGGCGGAATCCTGTGCCCGCATGGGCAGGCTTCAGCACCTTGGGGGCAACTCTGGACCGGAAGGTCTGGGCATGGGCCCCACCCCGGACGCTGCCTACCGGAACTGTTGTTTTGCCAACAGCGGGATGCCGGACGCGGATGTTGGTTACGCACAGGGTCCGAGTGGTCAGTGGTACTGTTGCCGCAGATACGGGAGTAAGTAATGGACGAGAACCTCGACCCAGAAATCCCCATGTCCGGTGGCGACCCCAGCCAGTTGGCTGATCCGCCCGATGACATCATTCCACAGAAGAAGATGGAAGATGCCCTCAGAAGCATCTCCACCGGCTGGCTCAAGAAGCTCGACCTTGCCCGCAAGGCGAAGAAGGCTTTCTCGGAGGACGCCCGGGAGGCCATGAACTTCTTCGACGGTGGGGAGAACTTCTTCTGGAAAGAGGGTGCTTCGCCTTACTCCAAGATTGCTCCCCCCAGCTTTCGTATGACTGTGAATCGTGCCTTTGAGGCCGTGAAGCTGATTGGCTCAGTGATTTACGCCCGCAATCCCGTGCGGACTGTAACTACCAAGAGGTTCCCTGCCGTCCCGCCGGAAGCTGTTGGCATTGATACCAACCAGCAACCGCAGGTCGATCCGATGACTGGCCAGCCAATGCTGCCCCCCAACGTGGAGCAGTACCTTCAGGCCAGCCAAGAGATCGGCATTGCCGAGAAGCAGCGGGAAGCGTTTGCCGAGATTATCAGTGCGTACTTGAACTACACGCCTTCTCAGTTGAACTTGAAGGAACACACCCGCAAGGTGGTTGACGAGGGCATTCTCAAGGGGATGGGAGTCTGGTGGACTGAATTGATTGAGATGGGTGGCGAGGACGGCCCTCCCGTTGGGCTGATCGGCAGCTTTCATGATTCAGTGGACAACCTGCTTCTGGACCCAGACGCGGACGAGCAGGAGGACATTTTGTGGTGTGCCCGGCGTTGCGTTCACCCGATTGCCGAGGTGGCCGAGAAGTACGGGCTCGACAGGAGCGAACTGAAGGGGCACATGGAGAGCTTCGTCGCCCGGTCCATGGAAGAGGACCGTGGCTACAAGATGAAGAAAAAGAACGGCAAGACGAACGACCTGATCGTCTACTGGAAAATCTGGAGCAAGACGGGGTTCGGCCACACCTTAAAGGGAGCCCCCAAAGAGTTTGCCCAGATGTTCGATGCGCTTGGCCCCAACTGTTACTTGGTGGTAGCAGAAGGCGTCGATTACCCCTTGAATGTCCCCAAGGAAATCGCCCTTGAAGAGCCGGACGAGACGGGCCTGCCCAACAGTCTGTTCACCCGCACCCGGTGGCCGATCCCATTTTACGCGGACCACAACGGCTGGCCTTTCACCCCGTTCCAGTGCCATCGCAAGCCGGGGTCTGTGTGGCCGATCAGTCACATGAAGCCGGGTATGCCGGAATTGAAGTTCCTGAACTGGGCACTTTCCTTCCTTGCCACCCGCGTGATGATCTCCTCCAAGACCTTGGTGGGCGTCAGCAAGGCTGCGGGCGATGACATCAAGGATCAGTTGCTCAAGCATGAGCAGTCTGGGTTCTCGTTGGTTGAACTGTCCGAGACGCTTGGCCGGTCGGTCACTGACATCGTTTCCATCCTGCAACTCCCGCAGGTTTCCCCGGAATTATGGACCATAGTCCAAGCCGTTTCGGAGATGTTCGACAAGCGGGTTGGCCTTACTGAACTAACGTATGGGCTCACGCGGGCCCAGTATAGGAGTGCCGCAGAGGCGCAGGTGAAGTCCGAGCAGATCAGCGTTAGGCCGGACGATATGGCGAACGTACTTGAGGACGCCATGTCCATGCTCGCTCGCCGGGAAGCGTTGGCTGCCCGCTGGTTGCTTCAGGATCAGGACGTTGCCCCGGTGCTGGGCCCAATCGGCGCAACAGTCTGGAAGAGCTTGCAGGAGACGGTAACTCTTGGCCAGCTTGCGATGAACTACGAATACCGCATTGAGGCCGGTAGCGCGAGGAAGCCCAACAAGGCTGGCAGGATTGAAGCGTTGCAGATTGCCCTTCAGACGGTTGGCCCGGTTGTTCAGGGTTTGATTCCGCAGGGTGTGGTGGGCCCGTGGAACGCTCTGATGAAAGATTACTGTGATGCCATCGACGTTGACCCCACTGGTTACATGATCCCCGAGCCCCCGCCGCCGCAGCCTCCCCAGCCACCAGCCGGACCAGCCGATCCCGCCTCCCCGGCCCCGGAAGGTGGCGGGGAGGTTTCTGAACCCCAGCAAGTCCCACAGGAGCTACAGCCATGAGCGACCTTCCCATCGAAATCAAAAACGCTCCGAAGCACGTTCAGGACCACTACAAGAAGGTCTTGGCTATGGGTTACGGGGAGCGATGGGCCCTGATGACGGCCCTTCAGCAACCGCCGGGAACCCAAGGCACAGACAGGGCCTTTATGCAGGGCAGGCTCGACGGCAACTGGATGGACGGCATTCCGGCGAGGATGGCCAAGAAGATGGCCAGAGAGGCCAAGGCAGCGGGCATCAACATCAACGGCAAGTATTACTTGGGCGGGCTGGCTGACAAGCGTGGGCATACAGACCCCAGTGCGTGGGTGGACTCTGTGTCCGACATCAAGCGAGTGGCCAAGGCGCGTAACCTCAACGTCAGCGGGATTGTGAATGTTCAGGGCCATGAGGTTGAGCCAGTCAGGCCCGCCCTGAACCCCAAGATCGTGAACAAGCTGGCCAAGCAAGCGATGGCAAGTGACCCCAAGCTGACCCGCCAAGAGGCTGTCCGGCAGGTGAAGGAAAAGCACTCACCAGCTTGGAAGCGGAGCAAGTAGCGGTTCATTTTCGGTTGGCCGGGACATAAGTAGGGCAGGAGAGCCCTATGTCCATCCCCTGCCACACCCCATCGACGCAATC